TATATACTTGATGTCAAATGGTCTAGGTGACAGGAAATGGAATTTCCTTCAACTTGACGGGGTCTAAAATGACGATTAAAGTGATTCTGCTGGTGCTGTATTTTCTCTTACTTTCAGGGGGTTACCATGCGGAGACGTGCGATGACGCGGGGCGGAAGCAGGCGGCTGTTCACGGCGACGGCGAGCAGGCACCACAAACGCAACTTTTCGGCGAACCCGATGCGCGGAGGGATCCGCCTGTAAGCTGTGTCCTGCTTTCATCCGATTGAGGCATGGCGCGCGGCGTCGCTCAATCCTTCCGGGAAGCGGTCTTTGATCTTCTCGGCCTCTGGCGGCGTTGGCTCGCCTATCAAAATCCCGTGCGGCCGGTGCGTCGGGTGCCGGGTCGCTCGTTCGAAAGAATGGGCGACCCGGATTGTTCACGAGACACAACTCCACGATTCGGCGTGGTTCTTGACGCTGACGTACGCTCCGGAGCATCTCCCGGCGACGGGCTCGCTCGACAAACGGCACCTTCAACTTTTTTGGAAACGTCTTCGCTTCGCGCGACAGGCGCGGATTCGTTACTTCGCGTGCGGCGAGTACGGCGAGCAGCTATCCCGGCCCCACTATCACGCTATCGTGTGGGGCGTGAATTTCCCCGACATGCGAACGTGGTCGAGGGATCAGGACAACCCGCTGTGGCAGAGCGCGGAACTCGAAAAGCTGTGGGGCCTCGGGTTCTGTTCAATCGGTCGCGTTACCTTCGACTCAGCCGCATACGTCGCGCGGTACTCGATGAAAAAGGTCAACGGCGATCTCGCCGAAAAGCACTATGAGCGGATCGACCCGAGCACGGGCGAGGTCTATCAACTCGAACCCGAATTCGCGTGCATGTCCCTCCGCCCTGGCGTCGGGGCCGAATGGCTCGAACGCTTCAAGGCGGACGTCTATCCGTGCGACTTCGTCGTCTTGTCGGGCGGGAAGAAGGTCCCCGTCCCCTCGTACTACGATAAAAAGCTGGCGGAGCAGGAACTTGCTGGCTACAAAGAGCAGCGCAAGGAATACGCTCGGAAGCATCGAGCGAACAACACGCCGCGTCGTCTCGCAGTACGCGAGGAAGTTCTCGCGGCGAAACTCAACCTCAAAAAAAGGACTATCTAGAAAATGCGTATCGCGGTCTTGGCTGTCTTCGACCACAAGGTGAGGGCTTATGCTCAACCCTTTTTCGCTCAAACAGTCGCCTCTGGCGAACGTTCGTTCATCGCGGCGTGCGACGATAAAACGTCGCTTCTCGCTCGCTTTCCCGTGGACTACGGGCTGTTTCATGTCGGGTGGTTCGACGACTCGAGCGGCATGCTCGAGCCGTTGACTCCGCCGGTGTTCGTCGCTTCTCCCCCCACGCAATCTACTTTCTCGGAGGCTGTCAGTGCATCGTAATCCCTCAGTGATGCGGCACACTTTCTCGCAGGTACCGCAAGCGGAAATCCCGCGGTCGTCGTTCGACAGGTCGCACGGCTACAAAACGACGTTCAACGCGGGCTACCTGATCCCGGTCTTTGTGGACGAAGCTCTGCCGGGCGACACGTTCAACTTGAAGATGACGGCGTTCTCGCGGATGGCGACGCCGATTTTCCCGATCATGGATAACATCTTCATGGATACGCACTTCTTCGCGGTCCCGGTGCGGCTCGTCTGGGACAACTGGCAGAAGTTCAACGGCGAGCAGGACAACCCGGGCGACACGACCGATTACCTCGTCCCTCAGATGGTGGCGCCCTCGGGCGGCTACGTCGGGAACTCCCTCTCGGACTACTTCGGTATCCCGACGGGCGTTGCGGGTCTGACGCATTCGTCCCTTTGGCACCGCGCGTATAACTTGATCTGGAATCAGTGGTTCCGGGATCAGAACCTTCAGGACTCTGTCGTCGTGGACAAGGACGACGGGCCCGACGATCCGGCCGACTACGTCGTGCTGAAGCGCGGCAAGCGTCACGACTATTTCACGAGTGCTCTTCCTTGGCCTCAGAAGGGGCCAGGTGTCTCGATTCCGCTTGGTTCTACCGCGCCGGTCGTTCCGCACACTACGGGCTCGAAGGTCCCGCTCTTCAACGTCGGTGCGACCGGGCTTGCTCTCCATGGCGACGGGACGACGGCAAACGTCAACTGGTCGGCGAACGCCGCGGCGCAGGCTGCGGAGATCAGCTACTCCGGCATGGAAGCGGACTTGACCAACGCGACGGCGGCGACGATCAACTCGCTCCGTCAGGCGTTTCAGGTCCAGAAAATCTTCGAGCGTGATGCTCGGGGCGGCACGCGCTACACGGAACTCATCAAGGCGCACTTCGGCGTTACGTCTCCTGACGCGCGTCTGCAGCGGCCCGAGTACCTCGGCGGCGGCTCCACAATGGTGAACATCAACCCGATCCCGCAAACGTCGGCGACGGGTGCGTATGCCGCTACGCCGCAGGGCAATCTGGCGGCGATGGGCACGGCGCTGGTCCGCGGTCAGGGCTTCTCGATGTCGTTTACCGAGCACTGTCTGGTGCTCGGGCTCGTGTCGGTGCGTGCGGACTTGACGTATCAGCAAGGGCTCAACCGCATGTGGTCGCGTCGTACGCGGTTCGACTTCTATTGGCCAGCGTTGGCGCACATCGGCGAGCAGGCGGTCCTCTCGAAAGAAATCTACGCGGACGGCACTGGTGCCGATGCGGACGTCTTCGGGTATCAGGAACGGTTCGCCGAGTACCGGTATAAGCCTTCGGTGATCACGGGCCAATTCCGCTCGTCGGCGGCTCAACCGCTCGACTCGTGGCATGTGTCGCAGGACTTCGCGGCGCGTCCCGTGCTGAATGCCTCGTTCATCGAGGAAAATCCGCCGATCGACCGTGTTGTCGCGGTGTCCTCGGGTCCGCACTTCCTGATGGATTGCTACTTTCAAATGCGCTGCGCGCGGCCGATGCCCGTTTACGGCGTGCCCGGTCTCATCGACCATTTCTGACCATGTGGCCGGCTATCATTGCTGCCGGCGCTTCTCTCGTCGGGTCGGCTCTTCAGTCGAAGGGCCAATCCGACGCGAATGAGGCCAACCGGCGTATCGCCGAACAGAGCTCTGCCTTCAATGCGGAACAGGCCGAACTCAATCGCAACTTTCAGGAGCGCATGTCGAATACGGCCTATCAGCGTGGCATGGCGGACATGCGCGCGGCCGGTCTCAATCCGATCTTGGCGTACGCGCAAGGCGGGGCTTCTTCTCCGTCTGGTGCGATGGGCCAGGCTGTGCAACCGGCTCCGATGCAAAACCGTTTTGCGGGCTCCGCGGCGGCCGCGACGACGGCGGCGCAACTTCTCAACATCGACGCAAACACGGAAAAGCAACGCGCCGAAACTGAGAATATCAGGGCGGACACTCACGGCAAGCGTGGCGACTTCATCTATGACGAATCCGGGAAGCATCAGTATCCCGGGACGTACACCGCGCAGGAGCGGGAGCGACGTTCGGACGTCTTGTACCAGCAGGTACGCGTCGAAGCCGAGCGCGGCGATCTGACGCTGCAGCAGCGGCGGCTGGTCGAGCAGGAAGTCAAAAACGCGGTCGAGCAGAATCGGAAGATTCGCGCCGACACGCGTAACACCGAGGCGAATGCTGTCCTCTCCGAGCTTGCGCAAGCGGAGGAACGGCAACGCGAAGCGTTCCACAAGAAATATCCCGATTACTCTCGGGAGCGACATTTCGTCAATGAGGCTTCTACTGTCGTCAACTCTGCGTCCCGGCTGTTCAGGCTCGGGCGCTAACCTGCCGGGGGCATGGGGGCAACGCCCCCATATCTGCCTTCGACCACTCACGGTCAGGCAACGGCGCACTCTTGCGCCATCTCCCTTTCTACAAAGCAAACTCCAACCTCTAAAACTCTAAGGACTCTTCCTCATGGCAAAGCCTTCAAACTCCAATGAAAAACTCTCGTCTCTCTACTCTCCCCTCAACCCTTCTCTCTACACTGACTCTCCTACTCCTCAAAAACTCCCTCGTGCCGACTCTTCGGCCTCGGAAGCCTCTCTCCCTCCCTTCGGGAACTCTGTCTATCAAACGCCGACCTTCAGGGCGGCGTATGACGCGCCAAAGCGCGTCTCCTTCAACACCAGCGGCGACAGCCGCACAAAGCAGTCATTCAAGGATGAATGCGATATCAACCTCATCATGCGGCGGTACCAGCAAACCGGCGCAATCTCCCATCTCGCCTCGCAACCTCCGCGGTTCATCGACGTAGCGGAGGGTCTCGACTTCCAGCAGGCGCTGAATCAGGTAATCGCGGCAGAGCAAGCCTTCGGCGCGCTCCCCGCGGCCGTGCGGGACCGGTTCGGAAACGACCCGGGCCAACTCATCGAATTCGTGTCGGATTCGAAAAACCGCGAGGAAGCGCGTAGGCTCGGTCTGCTGCGTCCGGAGGACCTTCAGGCTACTACCCTACCTGCCCCCTCGCCAGCGTCGCGCCACGGCGATCCTGAGCAATCCTCGGCCCCTTCCCAAACCTCTTCTACCTCTTCTACCAAAAACTAGGGCCGGGGTCCTAGACCATGCATATATACTTGATGTCAAATGGTCTAGGTGACAGGAAATGGAATTTCCTTCAACTTGACGGGGTCTAAAATGACGATTAAAGTGATTCTGCTGGTGCTGTATTTTCTCTTACTTTCAGGGGG